AATGTGCTCGCACTTGTTGAATAAAATGTTTTGCTGATCCGTCATCGTCATTAAAGGTATAAACTTCGTCAACCATCGATAGATTATTGATGATGCACAGTCGTTCGTTCCACGGCATAAAGGCCGCGCCTTTTTTACGGACAAGCCAATCGTCAGAATTTAATCCAACAATTAACATGTCTCCTAGAGTTTTTGCAGCTTTGAAGTAGGCAATGTGCCCGGAATGTAGGGGATCAAATCCACCAGTAATTAAAACGATTTTCATGCAGATATTTATCTGCGTATATTATCTAGTATTTAAAGACTGGCGTCTTCTAGTCCAGATACTCGTAGTTTAACAATGTTGCTGAGATGCCATTGTTTTTGGTCAAGTGCTTTGATAATGCCCAGCCATTTGTTGCGTAGAAGAGCGAAATCGTTGATAATTTTTTCAAAGTCTACAACGTCAGCTTCACCTTCAACGAACTTTTCACAGTCCCTTGAAGATAAAGCTCGTTGATAATTTTCGAGATACTTGCGAAAATGTTGACTGCGAAGTCTACGAAGTTCAATATTTAAGTATTCAAGGATACCTTCAATTTCTTGAAGTTGATTAAAGCGTTCTTCCACAATGCCGGGCATCTGCGAACTTGCCTTCTCGATGTTACCCGCTATGCGGACATCTTGTTTTGCTTCGATTAACTCAGCTTCATAATAGGCCGCAGCATCTGGAATGTTGCTTATATCTTTACTAACCTTGTCGTACCAATTCATTTATTCCTCTTCGTCGTAGCTGTCTACATCTTCTTCGATCTCTTCACCGTCGATGGCGTATGTGATAGCTTCGTCAAGAAAAGGATCTACTCCTTGCAAACTGTCTAACACACTTTCTTTGATACCGTAGTCAAGCAATGTGTTTACAAAATCAGTGGCCACATCCGGTCTTTGTTTTTCAGGAATATGTCCAATTACCACGTGCCACAGGTCAGCGATTAAATCTTCTTTCATTGTGCTTCCTCCAAGTCTGGTTCAACTGTAGTAGTTATCTCAGATGTGGAAATTTCACCATGTTTGGAAATATCTTCCATGGCAATGTCTAGGCCGTCTTTCTCATTACGTTCCCAAGCCTTGCGGAACTGCTTGATGATCTCGCCGTCTTTGGTAGTGTAGACAAGGCTGTTACCTTCTTTCTTGAGCATGCCTTTGGCTTCGAACAGGTCGACTAATCCACTATATGGACTCATACCTGTTTCATAAGGAATCTCGACCTGCACACTTTCAAACGGCTTTGCATAACGAGTTTTCATGATCTTACAAGCAGCACGAATACCTTGCACAGTTGTGGTCTTGTTGCCATCAGCATCGAGTTTCAGTTTCAATTTACGCATGGCAACCACGATTGAACTGGCGTAGATAAAGCCTTGACCGCCACTGATCTTGTCGTCTGGATCAAACATGTCTTGGCTTGCGTATGTGTGATTGGTTGCGACTAGACCAATACCTAGACTACCAAACATGTTTACACAATTACGAACCAGTGCTGTGAGTGCTTTAGGTTTACGGCCCATGTCACCTTTGAGATCCCCGGCTTGAAACTGGTTAACATCAGTGGGAGTCAGTAACATTCCAAGACTGTCAATGATGAACAATACTTTAGGACGCTCGTCTTCTGGCATTGTCTTGTATTCTGCAACAAATTCTGTAATAGTTTTTGCCACATCGTCAATCATGGCCATGTTAAGTTTCAACAACTTATCTGGACTTGTATCAACTTCAAGTGCGTGTAACCATTTCTCGTCAAGCGCATTTTCTGTATCAATCAAGATCGGAAAGATACCTTGTGCTTGTGCATTCTTAACTAGATTGCCTGAACAGATAAAACTCTTACCTGCGCCACTTTCGCCTGCAAATACTGTAACTTTACCTAGCGGAATACCACGTTTAAAGTCTCCGCTAATAAGATAATTTAATGCATAGTTGTTTGTACTGACCCAATCAGTTGGGTCGTTAAAGCCAATACTTAAACCGTCAATAGATTTAGTAATTGACTTTCTAAATTTAGAAATATCAAATGCTTTTGCCATATTAATTGTCCAGGTCCATTGCGTTGTATTCTTTGATTAACGCAATTAATTCTTCTTCTGTGTTGCAGACTGTTTTAGAATTCTTCCATTCTTCTTTTTTATCACGCCCGCTAATTTCAACCATCCAAGCATTATCATAACGATTGATCGTGATTGATTCGCTCACTTTTGTTAATTTAGTTAGTTTTGCCATTATTATTTTCCTAGAAATGAAAGAGAGTGCGAGATTGCCTCGCACTCTATGTTTAGTCTAATTACTTCTGACGATTGCGAATCATGGCAAGAATGTCTTGCGCACGACTAGCAGATTCTGTTGAAGCTGCCGGAGCGGCTGCTGGAGCGGCCTTAACTACAGGAGCTGGTTCGTCATCTGCATCTGCAATAGGAGCAGCAACAGCCGTTGGTCTATTAGGATCACCAGTGGCTTGGCTCATGCCTGCTGGTTTAAAATATTGTCCCCAACGTTCCATGTCATAGGCTTCACCATCTACAGAAGCTTCAAACATTTCTTTCATGACTTTAAGTTCAACATCAGTGGGTTTCTTTGGCAAGAAGCCGCTGAGATCAAAAAGACCATGTGACTCTACTGCCGCTGATTCAACATCTGTCAGTGAACGCTCACGTCGGCTCCACTTTGATGTAGAGTAGTCAGCAAAGCCACCTTTTGATGTCTTGGCAATACGGAAGTCGAGACCTTTCAGATAGTCTGTTGGCAACTCATCCAATTCCGGATCCATCAACGCTGAACGGATGATAGCATAGATCTGAGGTCCGATAATAAATCTACGGATAGGGTTGTCTGGAAGTTTATCTTCCTTGAGTGGATCTTCAACCACAAAGCCTTGGAAAATGTATGAACGCTTTTTCCAATATTTACGACCCATTTCTTCCAATGATTTATCTTTAAACCAACCACGCACTTCTGATAGGATTGGACATGCTGTGCCGTCGTTATACATTTCCACACAGGGAACTTGTACCTGCACTGCTCTGCTGTCTGTTTCACCTTTGATGCCAGCGAATGGCAATTTGATCATCGCACGTTCTACCCAGAAGAATGTGTTGTTAGGATTGCCATCAGGTAAGAAACGTACAACGGCTTCTTTGCCTTCTTGCATATTCCAGTGTGGGTAAATTGCGTTGTCTCCACCGCCAGTGGATTGTCCTGTGGACTTTGATTGTGCTTCTTGAAGTTTAGCACGGATTTCTGATAATGTTGCCATTTTAAATGCCTCCTTGTGTTATGCCTAAAATGTTTATATGCCTTATGCACATGTTTTATTATGCGCTTTTTATTTATCAAGGTCAACGATTATCTACGTATTTTTTGATTTATCTTACCAAAAGAAAAAGCGGGTCAGGCCCACTTTTTCTTATATGCTGCCATGGCTCGTTGCCTAGCTAGCCATAATCTAAATTTTACATACTCTGATAAGTCATCATCAACTACCTTACCAAAGTCTCGAGCCTTTAGATTACGACCAAATGTGACTTCATCATCAACAACGAAGTCACTATCGTCTAACCCGAAATTACTTCGCTGGAGTAGCGGCTTTTGCGTCTGCTTTAGCTGGCTCTTTCTTAGCAGGTTCACTTTTTGCAGGCGTTGCTGCCTTTGCAGGAGCAGATGCAGCTGGTTTAGCTTCTTCTTTCTTAGCAGGTGCAGCAGGTGCTTGTGCAAATGCTGATACTGCAAATGCTGATACAATGATTGCGATTACTGATTTCATTTTAAAGTTTCCTTTAGGTTGTTTTACGCAAAGAATATTCCCTACGTATATATATAACGCTTTAATAAGACTAAACGTTTACATAAAAGTTTGATTTCATTTCGCCAAAAAGAAAGGGCACCTAAGTGCCCAATCTAACTGCGACGAAACTTTTAATAGCCTGCTAATTCTCTAATGCGTGATAGTTCTTGAAGTTCTGGATTTTGATCGGTACTCTGCTGTGGTGCCATACGTTCTACAAATTTACGAGCAACTTGTTCTGCCTGTTCGCCAAACTTCTTGCCTACCATAATAGCAACACCTTCTGGGCCTTTGGGAAATGTGCCTGTGTCACGATCATAAAATGATGTGATAAACTCTGCTAACTCTTCGGTGTTTAATCTTTCTTTTCTCTTTTCAAAATCACGTTTGGGTTTGTCGTCTTTGTATTCTACATCTTTCATAGTTAACGGTGACTGGCCTGCTTTTTTTCTATCTACTGCTGGTCTTTCGTAGTCTCTTGGATTGTCGGGATCCACAGCTTCTCGCGGCAATGGCTCTTGTGCAGGCGCAACCGCTGCCGCTGGATCAACTGGTGCTGGTTCCGCTTCCGGAGCAGTTTGATCAACTCCCTGGGTCGCTTCCGGGTCATCTACCATATCGCCAAAATCCAACTGTTCTAGTGTTTCAGGTGCATTGAATTCCAACCAATCTTTGACCAATGGTCTTACACATGCATCTGGATCTTGTGCTGCCTGTTCTTTGATTCTTTTATACAATTCTGGATCTTCGATTAATCCTTTAAGACTTTCAATGGCGTTGGTTCCATCGACACCTGCTGGGAAGTGTTGTCCTACAAGTTCTTGTAGTCCCTGTAATGCTGCTGCCTGCTCTTCAGGATCTTCACTGGTTACCGCACTTTCTTCGCCTAGTGCCATTACCCAATTTTCAAATTGAGCAAATGGGTCATTGTCTTCTGTTTCAACTGTAAGGTCTTCGTTGTTGATTTCTTCTTGTGTCATAGCGACTATGTCGTCATAGCCTATAGTGCTTCCTTCTTTCATTAGTCTGTATAAGACCGGAAACACAGTTGCAATATCTTCTTTAAACGATCTGACTGTGAATTTTTGTTTAAAATCTTCTACCACGTCTTGAGGTATTTCCTCGTTGGGGTTTGCCTGGAATGATTCTCTGTAAGCCTCGTAGTGACTTTGTTTGCTCAATGCCTTGATCTGTTCTCTAAGATGATTTAGATATTCTGTGCTTCTTTCGACCACTGAGTTGGTTTCGGAATTCATTAGATCGTTACGGACCACATAGTTACCAAAACTTTTCAACTGTGCAATTTCTTCGCTCATTTGCGTAATACTTTTGCCTAGATCATCGTAAGGCAGGCCGCCATTGGCCACATGGCGCTGCATGGCTCTAGCACCAGCTAGATGAATAAATGGATATTTGAATCTTTCACCGTCTTGATTTTCTACAAACAAGGCACCGATATTTCTGGTTCTAGAACCTGGTTGTGTGTCATCCATCACTGCTTGATTATGTTTAATGATCAAACGTGTGTCCATTAATTTTTGATAGCTCATTGTTTTGCTACCATACATTGAGCTTTCGCTCATTATGTTTTCACTCATTGTGCTTTCTCCAACTGGTTTTTGTATCGTATTTGTCTGTGGTTTAGGTTGTGCGTTCTGACTAAGGAATTGATAATCTCGTTTGTCAAGATTGTCTTTGGCAATGTCTCTGGTGTCAAAACTCAATAATCTGCGTTTGGCAAATTGACGCAGTTCTTTTAAGAATCCGTACCAATTTGTTTTTTGTCCATCATCCATGCCTTCGGTAATTCCATTGGAAAAATACACTTTCATGGAGTTGGGTTCAGCAAGACTGATGCTGACATGCCCTATGGGATTCTGGCCTTCTGTGTAGTCAAAATCAAAGAATCTTGCCTGTTCCGGATTGATGGTTATCTCACCGGTTTCGGCACCTAATTTCAGCCCAGAGAAGCGGCTGCGTACTTTGTAGAATAAATCGGTGGCTATGTTGTTTGTTGCGTCCATAAGTATATTTATCAAAGACCCATACTGACAAAGATCGGCATAGGCATGGATTCATCGGTGATTTTTTCTGTCATTTTATCGTAGATCTGCGGATCCCAGTCCGCTAACACATCTGCCATGCGCATGATTAACAGTGTTGAACTGACTAAATCGTCATGTTCTCCACTCTTGGCTTTAAAACCCAGCCCTGAAGCAATATATGTTTTTAGCTCAGATATCAACGGTTTGCTGTTGATAGTCATCTTGTGATTTTCGATCATGTTTTTTAGTTGACTGCAAGCAGATATTTTACTTCTGTGCGTGGTATTAAATCCTTTACGGAACTTGCGTATGTGTCCTTTGCGGATGGGCTCACTAAGAAACAGTCCATGAAAGTTTTCTTCGCCTATATCGTTGATAACTATCAGAGCAGATTCACCTATTGTATTATTTTCAACACTGTAATACATGATAGGTGCACCGCCTCGTTCTTCGCCTCTGTCATGTATGTATTTTAGTATTTCTCTCAAGACTCTGACCTGTTGCTGCACAGGCGTGGTATTGTGATGCCACTCTGCTACTTGTATCATTTCAGGCATTTCGTAGACTTGGATGGCTCCGTAGTCACCACCTGTGCCTAGGCTGGGATCTAAAGCTATTAGATATGTGGCTTTGGGATTTATATCTTTATACCAACGAGTCTGCCCCATGTTCATCATAGGGTCTGAACCTGCAAGTTCAACCAACTTCACAGAGTTGATTAAAGTTTCGTCATAGATCAAGAACTCGCATTCAAACTCTCTACGGAACCGTTCTTCGCCAATCTTGGCACGTTCTAATCTAGCCCACTCGTCATCCCTGTCTGGATGTTCCTTCCAGTGTGCGAAGAAGGGGAAGAAACCGTTGACTCCTAGTTTAGTTTCATTGCCGAAGTCGTCAAACCGTTTGTTGGCTTCTAACCAAATCATAGCAAATTGATCTTCGTCACTGTTAGGAGTTGATGTGATAATAGCTTTACCGCCTGTGGCCAGCGTAGGTGATAATGCTGTCCAGAATTCTTTGGCTTTTTCCGGCGGCTGCACGAATGCAAACTCATCGCAATAGATTAGAGAAAGAGATTTACCACGACCTGTGTTTTCTGTGGTAGTAGTTGCTTGTATACGTGATCCGTTGTCGTATTCAATGGTGTTTCTGTTGTATGAATACACTCCAGCTCGAATAAAGTCGGGTAAATTTTCATAGGCGTATCTATAACGATCCATGATGTCTCGAGCACCTTCATACTTGTGTGCCGCTATCAATACCTGCACATCTGGCATAAACTGTGTATACCACAACAGGTATGCCACTGCACATGTAGTCTTACCCATCTGGCGCGGCAACATGGCTATGCATTCTTTGTTTGTGTGATATGCGTCAATCAACAATTCTTGAAACCCGTAGGGCTCAAATGGTATTGATCCTCTAGTAGGGTGTTGTATCTTGATAAAGTTTTTAGCAAAGTATAGCGGACCGGTTACTGGATCCATACAAGCTTCTAGATGCTTGACTTCGTCGAGATTATAGCGTATCTGTGCATGGGCTTTCTTAATTAGATTGCCGTCTAAGGATTTTGACATATGTTTATTTAATGAAAAAAATAGGCTCCGAAGAGCCTATTTGATTTATTAGTTTATATTAACTGTCTATGGTTTCTGCTGCATCAACAAGGGTTACGGCCACGTCTTTGTAAATGTCCGCAAGTGAGTCGGGCAACGTAACAGTCAAAGATTCTTGTATTTCAGCACCTTGACTGCCATCAAACACTCTCATGCTTTTAACGTGATTGGTTCTGCCAATGGCCTGACCAATTTGATAGCGTAGAGCTTTGGCTGTTGTATCAACTGTAATTGTACCGTCTGTGGTAGCTGTAAATTGGAATGGTGTTCCAATTTCTGCTCTTGTGCCGCCCAATACGCCGTCTGCTGTGCCTGCACCTGCTGCACCTGCACGATCATATCTCACTGTAAAAGTCACTGCTGTTGCCTGGTTGTCTGCCACCGTTGCACCAGCACTGGTAAACTGCACGTCTTGAATCTGTGCATCAGCATATTTTTGTAGATTTTCGATAATGGCTAAGAAACGTTGATGAGCTCTGGCTACACGACGACCAATGGCTAATGTAGTTGGTTTGGTTGTAAATGCACTGTGATCTTGTGGGCATACCGCTCCGTTATCGTTGCCATCTGCTGTAGGATATGTTCCTGCACCACCAGACAATGTGATTACCACTTGATAAAATTCTGGTCTTAGCGACTCAGTTGAAATTTTAAATCCTGACATTATTTTGCTCCTTTAGCTTCTGACAATCTTTGAAGCAGTTCTTCTCGTATACTAGCACGTAGTTGTTCTTTGCTTTCGTAAGCGCCAGCTGCCATAGGGTTGTCACCGCGATATGGTTTGCCACTGAAGCTTTTCTTAGGCTTGTTTAGATCATTCCCGTCCGGGATAGCAGCGTCAATACCTGCATATTCTGTCTCTGATCCGTTTAGTGAATTACCAAATGCTTCTTCTTTGTCTTTTTTCTTTTCCATGTCATGATCATCCATGTCATGGTCACCGTCGTCGTCTTGATCTAGAGTTTTGATCAAGGGTTTTTCATCTGCGTGATCTTTTTCGTGTGCATCAAGATCTCCGCTGTTATCATAATCGCTGTCCATGTCTGGCAGCATTTTCAATGGAGGTAGTCCGCCCATAGGCTTGTCCATAGGTTCGATGCTGATAGAATTCATCGGTGCTGGCTGATTAATCATGTCTGGATTAACTTTGGTCATCAGCTTCATTAGTTCTTCGATGTTGTCCATGCCTTGTGCATTGAGATTTAAACTCATGCTTGGTGGCGGTGTGTCTGGTTTCTCTGGCATCGATGGCATGCTCATTGGCATAGGTGAGTCACCACAGGCTTCTGTGGCGGGCCTGTCTAATTCCTGCATCTTTGCCATTAGTTCTTGAAAGTTCATAGTTAATTTCCTTTGCGTGGATCTTGTTTGCCAGCAGTTGACATTGGACTCATAGATCCAGCTTTGTCTGTTTTTTGCTTGGGTATTTTATATTCAGCAGCAAATCCATCTTTGGTTCTCTGCTTGGCTGTTTTGCTTAAATCTTTAAGAAACCCTTTGTTAAAATCATCACCAAAATAATCTTTGTGTTTGATTTTTCCTGTGCCTTTGTCTAAATCTTGTTCATCCAACATGGCTTCACCGCTGGGTTCATCGTCCAGTAATACCTGATCTGCTTCTGTAGGCTCGCCACTGTTTCTAACACGGAAACAATCTTCATCAATGCCCATGGCTTTGACATGAGTAGCAATTTCAGGCGGTGTTGTAGGATATTCGCAGATCACTTCATATATAGTAACCTGCATGTTTTCTTTGCCTGGAAAATCTAAGGGCAATTTTTGTATAGGTGTTGTTGACAGCTTTTCAAAGGTCATAACCTTGCAGCTGTCCAGGCGTGACTTTAGTGCTTCTTGGAATTTTTCAGGAACATCGCCCGCAACTTTGATCTTAAAGCTGTAAATTTTTTTGTTTTCGACGAGATATTCTTTAAAAGTTTTCATATGAGTATTTATGCTTTTCCGCTTAATTTTTTCAGCAGTTCGTTGCGATCGGTGATCACATAGCCCTGTCCATTTATCACGTTGTTGGGATCTACCCCAGCATCGTTGTCTATTTTTAGTTTTTTCAGCTGTAGATCTACAGCTTTGAGTTTCTTTTCTATCTTGTTGCTTTTGGCAGTGATAGCATTGCCCATCATTGAGCTAGCTACTTCAAATATCCTACCCGAATATCTCACTTCCACGTTCATACCAAGGTCCATGAGATCGTCGTAGGCTTGTTCTGCTTTTTTGGCAAGATTGTCTAGTTCTTGCTCATCAAGATTTTCTAGTTCTTGTATATGTGGCAGTGTTTGCACGATCTTTTGCACTGCTTGATACTGATCATCGAGACTGTTAATTTCTTCATGCACAGGCGGTGGTGGTGCTGTAGGCTCGGCTTGAGATTCTAAATCAAATAGTTCTTCTAATTTTTTCGTCATATCATACTTATCTGTGTTTTAACCCAGTCTCTATATTCTACAGTTTTAAATTCTATATCTTTATTCACATACCAGGTTTCAAAATGACATTCACCTGTCCAAGATTTTCTTCTTCTAATAGCAAACACATTATTTACTGCAACTTTGTATCCTTTGCTATCTAGATATTCTTTTGCAGAATTACATGTTTCCAAAAATCCTTTTTCTTCTCGCCAATAATCGTCATGTTCAAAAGTTATACAGTCAAAAACAATACCCTGATTGATTACATTTTTAAGTGCCTGCAATGTTAATTCTGGAGGATTAATGTCACAACTCAAATATCCTATTCGATCTTTTAAATTATACTTGTAATTAACTGCGTCTGTATAATAGCAAGAATTACCCCTGATGTTAGACCAGTCTGCTTTAAAATCTGCATTAAGTTCTAAACTAATACCCGACCAGCCCTGTTTTTCTAACAAAAACGTATTACTCAGTTTTATAGGATCTGCTGCACCAATTTCTACATATGATTTGTGATTGCAAATTTGAAGCGCAAAGATATCTTGACCAACCTGTGAATAATGCATCATTTTCTTTTTGATCCTTGATGGAAAATATCACCTTCATTGACCACCCTGAATCTAAGGCCCTGCTGTTTGCACCAAGCTGTGGCAGCTTCCCATTTGGCCATGTTTTTAATATATTGCTCTTGGTTGTATCGGCTTTTGCCCACCGACTCTCTTAGTGTTTGACTCTGCGGTTTTACTTCAACAACTTCTGCATGTTTCTTACCAGTTTTGTCCTTGTAGACCACAAAGAAATCAGGCACATATATTGTGTATTTGCCCGTCAAGGGATCTCTATACGGTATCTGTATGCTTTCGCTGGCCCAATTTTCTACACCTTGATGCTCATCCAACATGCGCATGAACACAAATTCCCATGAACTACGAGCCAATGGTATTTTCTTGCCGACATACTTGTCGGGATTTTTCATTTCAAATCGTCCCTGTGCAAATTTAGACATTAGGCAGCGATATTTCTAGTCTTATTGTTATCGACGTTTTGAGTTCTATATCCCAATATAGATGTAGGCACGCGATTGTTGTTAAGTATTTCTGCAACTATCTGGCTCAATGAAACTCCTGGAAAATTCTTTAGTGTATCTAAGATTTGAAAAATAGGTGTATTGTCGAGCTTGGCCTGTCTTAGTACCACTGCTGCAGAAGTTGAGGCAGCATCAAGATCAAATCCAGCCTGTTGAAAAAAGCTCACTGCGGCAGAGACATCGTTGGAGGGAAACTCTAGAGCAGATTCGCCATAGTTTTCAAAATACAATTTGGTAGCAGCGGCGCTGTCTTCAATGGTCTGTGATGGTAAGTTTGTAGCCATGGTTAATTACCTGTGATATTGCGTTGTCTAGCATTAGTAGTAGCTTCTGTTGTAGCACTTTTAGGAAACACAGTTCCGACAACTCCGCTGACCTTATCAATTGCTGTTGAAATATTTCCTGGGTTACTTAGTATGTTAATGGCTTCGCTAGCCAATTGCTCTTTGCTGAGATTATTGAAATTTTTGTAGGTGTTAAAAGTTTTGGCCAAGGTGCCTATAAAACCTCCGGGCGTGTTAAAGGCAGCGCCTGTTCCAACATCACCAAAAATCTGTTCAAGCCCATCTAGCACACCACCCTCGCCCGTTAGTGTGGCAACACCTCCACCTGCCACACTCAGTGGACTTGGCACAGTGTCATAATGCAAGGTTGCAAATCCTTTAGGTGTTCCCACAGACACATTGCCTGTGCTGTATCGCACCGCTTCGTATTCCAAGGTCATGGTGCTTTCGTTGAATTCGCTGGCAGAGTAATCCATACCGCCATGGCTCCATGATTTGATTCGGGGGTTTACTAATGTGTAACCGACAAATCGTCTACGACTCATGGTATAGATAGTTACAGATTTAAAAAAATCCACACTCTTGTCATTGTCTAGGCCATATCGAAAATTGTCTTTGTTAGTACCAGTGGCTCTATAATGATTGGATTCGTAGGCAGCGTTGGGATTATGCCTATCGCCGATGTAGTAGCCATAATACAAAGCCCACATGGCACTTATAACATTGTTGCTGTCATCGTGCATGTTGATGTTTACTGGATCATAATTTATCTGTTTATATACGATCTTTTTTCGATTGTATTGATTCTTTATTACAGAATCAAAATTAAATTTCGGAAGATCGGCACTCTTGACCAATAACCCTGCTTCGTTCTTGTGTTTGGCACTGAATGGTGACATGCCTCGCACTGAATTATCCATTTCGAAATATACATAAAACAGGAATTTGGTTTTTGGGCTTAATCGTAGATTGTTGTCAATAAACAATCTAGTAGCGTGGCGATAATTACTCATTTGACCTTTGGGTTTGGTCACACCCTCAATCAAGCCGGAACCGAATTCTGATAGATATCTTGTGAATTTATTTGCCATACAAATATTTATGCCACAAAAAAAGCCCGATTTTTAGTCGGGCTTTTTGAGCTAATATTACTATTAACCTTGTGCTGTAGAAGCGCCTGTAGTAGCTGCACCAATAGTTCTTCCTACTGCTGCGCCAATACCACCTATTGGGCTTACTGCTGCCGCACCAGCTGCAAACTGTGATAGATTATCGTAAACAATCGACAATGCTACAGTCATATGCTCATTGGTGCTGTAGTTTGCATCACCGTAGTCTGCATTTTGAATGAAACATCCATATAGTTCAAATGTTTCTAAAGTGCTCGGCACTAACAATCCGTTGCCCCCGTCAAGAACTTCTATGCGTGTGGTAAATTTGTAGTCAATACCTGAACGTGCTGAAGCCTGTTCCATGAAGTCAAACTGTTTCTGGATCTGCTGTCCTACCATTTTCTGAACTTGACCACTAGCATCATCACGCAATGTTAATGTAATTGGTTCTAATGTGTGTCTGCCAGCCAATTTAACTTTGGAGTTATAGACATCCAGCGTCATTTCTTCAAACGCCACTTTGGGTCTAGTAACATCTTGCACCTGTTTGGTAAGTTCAGTGGCTGCGGTAACTCCAAATCCCAACAGTGTAACTCTGAAGCGATATTTTAATTTTGGCATCAACAGCACTTGAGTGCTGCCAGCTGCGTTGGTAGTTGGAATACCAATGTTATTAAGCGATGTAATTGCCATTTTTAAATTTCTCCTGTGTTCTTGATACGCAATGGAATGTAAATGAACTCAATGGCTTTCACTGGCTCTATGGCGATATCAACATAAAGTTCGTTGCGATCGATACGAGACGGAGTATTATTGCTTTCATCACACACAACCGCAAAGTCGTAGATTGCTCTCAAGCCTACCAATTCCAACAATAGGCTTTCTGCCGCTTGTTTGATTTCATCTCTGGTAATCTTGTCGTTGGGTTCGAACAAATATGGACGAGCCAACTTGTTCAACTGGCTACGTAGATATACTACCAATCGTGCTACGTTGATACGATCTAGTGCTGATGCATTTCTTGCACGAGTCTTTTGACCGTAAGCCACAAGTCCTACTCCGTTGAAGAATGGAATTGGATTGACCTTTAATTCATATAGTGTATCACGTTGGCCTTCGTTGAGTGCTACAGTTTGGAACTCACCTGTGGCAGCATCAATATAACCCACTGCTGTGGCATTTGTAATACCGCCACGACGTGTTCCTGCTGGTGCAAACCATGGGAAGCTGACATTATCGCTGAGTGCGATAGTCTTCAGCATCATGTGACTTGCTGGAACCACTGCATTAGAACCACTTAGGTCAGTGGTAAATCCATTTGGATAGTATGTAGCCAAGTATTCATCATAGGTTACAATGCCGTCATCGCCGTTGTCTGTGACTAATTCTGCATTAGTTCCCCAGTTGTTCAATGATGTAGCATCTGCAGGCAATCTCAATGGAGTATCACCTATGACAAATGCTGTGATACCTCTGTCAATGTTAAGATTAACTAGATTGCTCATTGTTTCTGGATATCCTGGGCAAGCTATGATGTTGAAGTTTCTGCGTTCTTCATCACGGATCTCTTGACTTGTGTCAATCACCGACTTCAAGGCCTGTGTAACTACCTTGCGTTGTGCTTTGCGACCAAAACTGCCTGATCCGTCTTCGTTGTTGCCTGACGCTGTAACCCAACGATCTGGATAGTAGCTTTCCATAGTTTGGCCTGAACCGCTAACAAATGGGTCACCGTTATTAGTACCGCCAGATTGGCTTGTGCGTGGATTATCTGTAGCAGTATCAATATAGTTGTTGCGATATTGCTTAACGTTGCCGCCGCTACGTCTTAGATTCCACAGCAACATACCTTTTGGATATAGTGCTGGATCTGGAGCATCTGGGTCTAGGAAGTTGTTGGTAATCAAGTCGGCAATGTCATCACTAGGTGCTGTAGTAGCTGTACCACCACTTGTACCTTGACGAGCATCTGCAAACAGCACACCTTCTTCTGTGGTTTGATCTGTCTTATCAAGGTACAAGTGGTGGTACAG